TGCACCGAGTTGTTTTGGAGAAGAATAACTTGTTGTATTTCCACGACCTAATGTGCCATAAAGACCACCGCCCCAACTCCACCAAGTGCCATCTGATTTAACAGCGTTAACAGTCAATTGGCCAATTGAGATTTGACTTGTCCAATTGGTCAATGAACCAACTTGTTTAGGCGATGAAAATGTCGTACCTGATGTTCCTTGGCCAGCCTGTCCATAACTATTGTCTCCCCACATCCACAAAGTACCGTCTGTTTTTGAGGCTCCTACGGCAACTGCGACAGCCATAGAAGTGGCTAATCCAGACCAATTTGTCAAAGCCCCAACTTGTTTTGGCGAAGAATAATATGTTGTGTTTCCAAGACCAAGTTGTCCGTAATTATTTTTCCCCCATGCCCAAAGTGTTCCATTAGTTTTTATAGCCAAAACACCATAATAAAAACCAGAAATTTTTGACCAGTTTGTTAATGCCCCAACTTGCTTGGGAGATGAATAATCAGTTGTGTTGCCAAGGCCAAGTTCGCCTTCAGTGTTTCTACCCCAAGCCCAAAGAGTTCCATCAGTTTTAATTGCGTAACTATTAAAAACACCAGCGGCGGCAACTGTTACCCAATTTGTGCCCGACCCAATTTGTTTAGGAGATGAATAATTGGTGGTGTTTCCAAGACCTAACGCTCCTGATGGGTTGTAACCCCACGACCACAATGTTCCATCTGTTTTAACTGCAAGAACATGATACGAGCCATTTGAAACAGACTGCCAATTTGTCAATGACCCGACCTGTTTGGCTGAAGAATAATTTGTTGTGTTTCCTAAACCAAGTTGACCAAAATTGTTCCATCCCCAAGTCCACAGAGTTCCATTTACTTTAACTCCAGTAAAAAATTTATAGCCCCCAGAAATTTGCAACCAAGAATCCGTTGCACTAATTTGTTTTGGAGATGAGTAATTTGTGACGTTGCCAAGACCAAGTTGCCCAAGATCATTTTGACCCCAAGAATATAAAGGCGTTGGAGCAAAAGTCCAAGTGCCAGCCGCAACAGCCTGCATCTGTTGGGCACGAGTCCACAGTCCTGAGTATTGAACGCCTGAGTTTATGTATGGCATGGTCGTTCCTTAAATCATTGCTAGAGTAAAAGACGATCTTGATATTTTTGCAAGAAGCGACCATGTCGTTAGGCTACCAACTTGAGTTGGGCTTGATCTGGAAAACGCCAATCCTCCAGAATCACCAAGACCCAATTGCCCAAAAGCATTTTGGCCCATAACCCACAATTTACCGTTGGTACTAAGTGCAGTCGTAAAATTCAGGCCGCAAGAAATTTGTGCCCAAGTTGTTAAAGAGCCAACTTGTTTTGGTGATGAGTAATCCGTGTAACTACCGCTGGTACCTAAACCAAGTTGACCATAATAATTGTAGCCCCATGCCCAAAGAGCGCCGCTAGTTGTAATTACAGCCGCATGATTTGCGCCAGTAGAAAGTTTTGACCATGTTGTCAAAGCGCCAACTTGTTTTGGTGATGACAAATAAGTTAAATTGTTTTGACCAAGTTGCCCAGTATTATTTTGACCCCAAGACCAAAGCGTTCCGTCATTCTTTAATGCAATTGTCCAAAAATTACCACAAGAAACTTGCGACCAATTTGTTAAAGAGCCAACTTGTTTTGGTGATGAGTAATTTGTTAGGTTGCCAAGGCCAAGTTGTCCAAGATTGTTTTGCCCCCAAGACCAAAGAGTGCCATCGGTTTTAATTGCTATTGCCCAAGTACTACCACAAGAAACTTGCGACCAATTTGTTAACGCACCGACTTGTCTTGGGCTTGAATAATTAGTTCCACTTGTTCCCAAACCAAGTTGTCCATAATTATTTTGTCCCCATGTCCAAAGAGTACCATCGGTTTTAATTGCTATTGTGCTGTAATTACTAGCCGCAATAGTCAACCAGTTTGTTAATGCACCAATTTGTTTTGGAGATGAATAATCCGTGATATTTCCAAGACCAAGTTGACCAACTTGATTTCTTCCCCAAGACCACAATGTACCATTACTTTTAATTGATAATGTGTGCCTGTAACCAGTAGCAACTGTAACCCAATCGCTAAGAGTGCCAACTTGTACAGGCGACGAGCGATAAGTGGTGTCACCAAGGCCAAGTTGCCCGTTGACATTTAATCCCCACGAATACAATGCGTTGTAGTACCCAACTTGTTGAGTACCGAGGGGGTTAAACCCCGGCTTGATGATTGCCGCCTGATAGCGCATCGACATGGCTATCTCCTATCAAGAGATGTCTTCGTAAGAAATGCTGTAGGTTATTCCGCTGGCAGTACCGCTGGTCACAGTGATTGATGTTCCCTCTTGCAAGTAGATCGGTGTGGTCTTATCCACAACAATCAAAGAAGCGTTGGCGGGAACAGAAATCGTGGATGCCACAGGGAATGCCGTGCCGCCTGATGGGGCAGAACCTTGAGCCACAGCGCCGTTGGTGTAGATCGACACAGTAGTGTTTACTGCGCTTGATCCGTTCACATTGGCGGCAACGATCTGGTTAATCTTTAGCACCTTGCCTGATGCGGCGGCATTGGGCAAAAGCACCACAGCAGTGGTTGCAGAAGGTGTGAGATAGGTTGTTGTGCCAAGTGCGGTTGTGGCGGTAAAAAGATTTGGGTTAGCCATTTCAACTCCTTAGATTCCAAAGATCATTGCGATTGCGGTGGCCTTTGCTTGAGACACACCAGATGCGGCGGGGGCGGCACTTGTCCATGTTGTGCCGTTTGAGACAAGAACGTTACCGTTTGTGCCGGGGGCAACAAACTGCACAGCCGATGTACCGTTGCCCAAAATGACGTTGTTGGCCGTTAAAGTTGTGGCTCCTGTGCCACCACCCGCAACACCAAGCGTACCAAACGAAGGCGCAGATGCTCCGTTACTAACCAACGCTTGTCCTGATGTGCCAGCAGAGGTAAAAGCATAGGCCGAACCCGTGCCGTAAGCCACAGCGCCTGCGGTAGGTGTTGCAGTTGCATTTGTTCCGCCGTTTGCAATAGTCAGTTTGTTTGTTAGCGTTAGCGCATTGGCTGTCAGCGTTGTGCCATCGAACGTCAGGTTTGCCGATCCAGCCAAAGCACCGCCGTTGTTGTACTGAACCTGAGTGGTCGAACCACCAGCAGAAGCGCCGACCTGCACAAAGTCAGAACCGTTCCACGCCACCAAAGCGCGTTGACCAGATGCCACCGTTACACCAGTCGTTGGGCCAGTACCCACAATCTTCACAGACTGGCTGGTAGATGTAGCATTGATGACAATGTATGTTTTGCTTGACGCAGGAGCCGTAATGGTCAAAAGACCTGCCGGGTTTCCTGTGCAGTTAATAACCTGATACTGCGCAGAACCTGTGGCGCCAGAACCCGCCTGAGACAATGATGTGCCATTTGTCACGGAAAGCGTAACCGCAGTCTGGCTGCCGCTAATAGTTTGAGTTCCAGCAATTGACGCGTCAGTGTACTGGGTGATGTAGTTGTTGACAGTATCGCCCCAAGTGCCCGATAGTTCGCCCGTGACTGGAAGCGCCAGCCCTAGCAGTGATGTGTAAGATGTTGCCATTCAAAACTCCTATTCAGTGGGAATCAATTCCCAATCAGCCGTTTCGTTGTCATCAACAAGCCCCCACGCCGGGGTTTGGGCACTGTTGATATTTTGCCAGTTTGCGTTCTCATTGTCATCAATCAGACTCCAATAGAAGACCCCTAAATCACCCACGGAGCCAAGCGCGGTACAACCTGTAATTGCCACCAAACGCGCCCCAACAGAAACATTTCCAACCGACCCGGCGGCAGAAACGCCAGAGAGTGCCAAAGAACTGGATGGGGCAACATTCCCAACCGATCCGGTAGCACTGACCCCGGAAAGCGCAACAGTTACGGCAAAACCAACCGATCCGACTGATCCCGTTGCCGTGACACCGGAGACGGAAGGATTGAAGGTGACAAACCCAACACTGCCAGTGGCGGTAACACCACTGATACTTACAGATGTATTACCAGAAACTGTCCCAGCCGACCCTGTGGCTGTTACACCAGAAACAGCGTCAGAAATGGCTATGGAGACATTCCCAACAGAACCTGTACCAGTAACACCCGAAAGGGATGGTGATACGCTACCAGATACAGACCCGACTGATCCAGTACCCGTTACACCCGACAAACTGACAGATTGCGCTGGCGTTACATAACCAACAAATCCAGTTGCAACAACACCCGCTCCAGAACTTTCCTGTGTCCCGTAAACAATCCCAACCGAACCGGTGGCAGAAACCCCGGTCAAAGCAACGGTAATACCGCCGTTTGTAACGGTTCCAACCGAGCCTGTTGCGGTAACGCCAGATAAAGACTGAGATACGCCACCAGATACCGTTCCAACAGAGCCAGTAGCCGTAACTCCGGTAACTGGAGGGCCAAATGTAACAGAAGTGACACTGCCCGTGGCATAAACGCCTGTCAATGCAACAGTAATACCGCCATTCGTTACGGTTCCAACCGAGCCTGTTGCGGTAACGCCTGAAATTGGCGGCATAACAAGACCAACAGTCCCAGTGGCAGTAACACCAGACAGTTGAACTGAAACCGTGGGAGAAACGCTTCCTACAGGGTCATACGCTCCACCCCAGACATTACTGCCCCAAGTGCTATTACCCCAAGGGGAGCCAGAAGAAACCCCGCTGATTGCTACAGTTACATTTGTGCCAGATGCGGCTGGAAGCGCCCCGAATGCAGTTTCAGAGAACGCTGAAAATCCGAACATGATTTACGCCCATGTTCCAACGCTGACGTTAGTAGCACCGCCAGAACCAACAGGGTAAATCCTAAAATAAGCACCAGCCTGAATGGTGTTTGTTGTACCAGTCGCTGAGGTTGTCAGTGTAGGGGTAAACGTGCCACCAGCGTTAACCGTGACTTGACCGTCCATTTTCAACCATTGATACGTGGTTCCCGCAGTTGAACCGGTCATTGTTGTACCGTTTGCGGCTGAGGTAAAAAAACCTATACCTGCAAGTGATGCGTTGTTGTTTACGCCAGTAAATCCCCCGGTATCGTAGTAACGATAAAGAACGTATCCAATATTGGTTAAAGTGGCTGTTCCGCCAAACCCGTGCGAAACAGTAACAGTGCCAACTCCAGTCCTGATGAACGGGATAAACGCTTGAAACGCATAGGTCGTATTTGAAGACAAAGTACAACTTAATCCGTTAACCCATGCCTGCGGGGATGTAGTTGTGGACGACAGCGCATACGTGGTATTGAACTGATACAGTTGCATTCCGGGAATCACGCCACGCTGTGTTCCTTGCGGAGTGAAGTATGCAACCCTGCCGTCATACTCCATTGCCCCTGCAATCGGAGTGGTCAGGTTTGTTCCCGCTGTGAAATCCAAAGGAGGAACAGTTGCCGTGCCAGCGGGAAGCGTCAAAATATTTGAGGCATCCCTCAAAACAGTCCGAGCAGAAGGCGGCGATACAAACACATTCGATGTGTTGGCAAGCGTGATCTTGTTGCCCGAATTAGAAGAAGCAAAAACCGTATCCCGACTCAGCGTCGTACCAGCGGATGTGTATGTGCCAACCCCAGTTTCCCAGTTGTTTCCGTTAACAATTGTGTAATAGGTGGTGTTCCCGTTACCAATTGCAGAGAAAGACTGGAAGCCAGCAACCGCACCGGCAAGTGTTACCGTGCCGGTTCCTGCGGTTGTTGTCGTCTCTTGGACGCGATCAGCAAATACAAGAGGCATACGCTACCTTAGGCGATGTTCAACAGAGCAGTGCCAGCGGCGTTAGTCGGCATGGTCAGCGTGAAAGTACCAGCAGTCACTGTCTGAGAACCAAATGTGTGGACACTTACCGCACGGTTTGACTGGGTGCTGTTGTAGATCAACACGGTGTCAAACGCAGTAGATAGCGTCACGTTGGTGTACACCAAACTTGCGGAGGGAGTCCAATAAGCGGTTGTACCACTGGTCGTTGGAGCCGTTGCGTTGGTCACAGTAACACCGCCTGCGCTGTAGTTTGTACCCGTCACTTCACCAGTAGCCGTATAGGCTGTGGTACTGGCGTTAATTGTGGCAGTTGTCAAATACAACGCTGCTTTGAAGGTGTCCGCGCCTGTGCCAGCGCGGGTGACGGTCGTGCCAAAGTTGTGGTACGCCTGAAGAATTTCGTTCTTGAACGAAGTACACATTGCTTGTGTGTTGGCCATTTTTAACTCCTTGTTAACCGAGCATGGCGGCAATCCCATCCGCCAAAACGTTTTGTTTCAATTGAACATGCACCGAACGGTGAACAAGTTCGCCTTCCAACCAATACTCGACCCAAGTCGTGTACTCGTTTTCATTGTCCACGGAACCCTCTTTTTTCTCAAGCAAGGATTCGTCCATTTCGCCTTTGGTGGTGTTGACAAGTGCCATGTTAGACAAGCCTTATTAGTGCTGAGGTTGAAGTGTTCTCTGGCATCTGCACAGTGAACGTGTTGACGGAATTTTTGTCCGAACCAAAGTCCAAGACGCACACAGCGCCATTGTCGCCCGGCGTGTAAATCAACGCGCCTCGAGCAGTAATCGCGCCCGTCCACGCGGGGGACGAGAAGTTGACGTAGACCGTGCTACCCGTGGATGTGTTCTCAGATGAAACCGTGGCAGTAACGACCTGCCCCCCGGCAACGTAGTTGCCGCCAGACGCTTCACCCGTGGTCGTGTACGCCGTGGTGGTCGAGTCCAAAGTGGCCGTGTTTGTGTACAGTGCCAAATAGAAAGTGTCCGTGGCAAAGTTGATCGTGCCGTTGGCCAGACCAGAGCGCAGGGTGTTGCAAGAGTAATTGCCTGTGAGCGCCATCAAGCAACCCCACTATTCTGAGGCAACGGCGGTGCACGGAACTGGCCACTGCGGTATGCATCGCTACGCTCAAGGCCATCGCCCAGACGTTTGGCAAGCGCAAGGGCTTCCATGTATTTCTGGTTGTACATGGCCATCATGTCTTGCTCACCCTTCATGTAGGTGTAAGCCTCAACCAACGAGCCGTACAAAAGTACAGAGTCAAAATTATCGCCAAGCCATGTGCGTCCATCAGCCGCAGTTGTTATTGACTCAGGGTAGTAATAGAAGTGCAATTCGACGCTGTAGATTGCGTCAGGGGTTGGCCCAAGGATGAATGACAACTCGTCGCTGATCACTCCACTCACAACTTTGGGGCCAAAAAGCGCGTAGTACTTGGGAATGCCTGTGTCTGTTGTTGGGTTGGGATACGCTTGGCGGATGAAGTTAACGTCTTTGTTGAGCAGGTACTCGTAGTTACCCGAGGCGTCAATCACGGCCAAAGAGAACACCGACAGAAAATCATCAGGCGCAGACAGGTACTTATTACCAGACTGCGTGACACCCGTCATGTTTTTACGCAAAGAAGGAAACTGCACCGAGTTGTAGATGCGCTGTTCTGCCTGCGTAACGAAAACAGGAATCTCAGCGATAAAGTTCGCTTCGGTGTTTTCCGTGTACGCCTGAATCGCATCACTTAACTGGGTGTAATTCATCTATCACCTCAACCCATCGGGCCTCGGGCCATCACGCCCTTGGTGGCGGCACCAGTGCCGCGAATCTTGATGCCGCTGGTCTTGACCCCGGCGTAGTCATCGCTACGGGCATTGGCCACGGACAAAGGGGTGTCTTTCAGAAATTTCTTCTGGTTCGATTTACCCGCCTCTTCCATCGGCTGATACTTGGGGTTTTTGTATTGCGTAGTTGCCATGATCAGGCTCCTTTACGACCGGGCGATTTTTGGTTGGCAATCTTGGCCAGATTGCGGCCCATCTTGAGCATGTCCGCGTTGGTCTTGCCGCCAGCACGCAATTTGGTTACGGGCTTGCCCGGGTGCATGCGCTTTTCGTGTTTATGCACAGCAGATGCGATCATCTTTTTGTCCTGTGCCAAGTCTTTCTTGTCCATGTCCGACTCCTTATGTCGTTGCTACCGTTACTGTACCCAAATTTACCGTAATCACCAAGTTGTTTGGCGTCTCATTTGCGGTAAAAAACGAAGAACCGCCAACAGGGTTCCACCCCCACTGGAAGATTCGACTGCCCCCCGTGGCCGTCCCGTCTTCGCTTGGGGCGGTGCCAGAGGTGTTTGTGATCTGTAAGCCACTGTTGCCGCCCAGCCGATATGTGACATCGGGACGAGGGTTTCTGACTGCCTGCGGGTCTTCCACCGGGTACATACCCAGTTGCAATTGCGGGTGGTCGGGGTCCCAGCACTGAGGGCAGACCAGAATCTGGTAGTTTTTGGTCTTGATGATCTCCGTCTTCAGTTCCTTCAACTTGAACCGAAAATTACAACGATCGCACTGGGCAATCGCGTATTTGCCAGACGAAAACCGATTAGGCATCAGAAGGCTCCAGAGATGTACTGGCGACGCGGCACAAACCGCACAGCCGCCTTCTCGTGGTCTTCCTGAGACGCCAAGTCCCAAGCCTCATCGTACTGCTGTTTGAGCACCGGCAAACGCTCCATCGCCCCGGGGACTTTGAGTGCCATGTAGTAGGCCAGCCCAGCAACCATACAGGGGATAAAGCGGAAGGGCACGTCCATGACGTTCACACCACCACCGGCATCCTCAACTCGGCGCATGCGCCAGTAGACAAACTGGTAGTACGGGGTAGCCACAGTGCCCTGATCGGGTGTCGGCCAGACCGTCACACGGGGAATGTTGTTGACATATACGGCTGTGCCCACGGCTGGGCTGGTTTGGCTTGTGCCATTCTGAGCACGGAACACCCCACCAAGCGTGGTGGCGCTGGCAATCCAGCCGTAGTAAATGGTCTCCGACCCAATGTTCAGATAACCTGTTGTGGGCAAACCAGCAGTACTGGATAAAGTTACAGTCTGCGCTCCCGTATCTGCGCTCTGGTATGTGAACCCGGTGGGAGAGATTTGCCCGTCCAAACGCTGAACCCAGACTTGAATGGGGCGGGCTTGCGTCAACTTGTTGGGAATCGTGGCGTAGGTAGAAACACTGATACGCGTGATTGTCAGGTCGGCCTGATTGGACTGCTGGTTGGCTTGGGTGCGGATCACATGCTCCAGCAAGTCCACTGTGTCGTTGGGCAAAGTGTAGGTGTTCAGCCCCTGCACGAGATTGATCGTGCCTTGCTCAAACGTCCACATGTTGATGCCCCGGTTGGCCCAGTCTGCGAACATCAGATTCATGGAACGACGGGCAGTCTTCAGATCGTAGCCCGTGCGCATCTCTGAGCCGACGCGCTCAAACGCCTCCTCAACAATTTCTGTGAGGTCTAGGTTAAACCCTGAAGCGCCGGATGTGGTTGCCATGTCTTACTTCTTTTTCAAGCCCTTGAGCGTCTGCGCAAGCCGAGCACGTTGGCCCGTAATTCCGGGTTTCTTTGCGGCGGCGGCAAGTTTTTTCGCGGGGATCGGTTTCCCGGGCTTCGCGCCAAGTTCTGACCTTAACGCGCCGGGCTTTTTGATCGCTTTCTGAATCCATTTCTCAGCCATTATCGGTACCTCGCGGTCTTCTGCGCAATCCCCTTGGGTTGCTTTACAAACTGTTTACCTGCCTTTTTGCCCGCACGCTTGGCCTTGGTCGTGGCGGCGTACTCAGCAGGGGATAGGGCTTTGATCGCGGCTTCGGGCAGATACCGCTCCCCCGTCTTGGAAGACGGTTTGCCAGACTTGGTGCGCCACTTCTGTGCCGTCCAGTCCTTGAGCGATTTCTGCGGGTCTTTCACTTGTAGCCCCCACCCTTGGCTTTGTACTGCTTGGCCAACAATTGCGCTTTTCTTGCGCTCCATTGACCTGCCCCAGTACCCTGCACCGCCCGAGACTTGATGGACTCAAACAGCGACTTGCGCATCCCGGGCTTAGTGTAAACACCGGCCTCATTGACTTTGGACTTTACCTTTCCGCCCTCGGCGTACTCAGTAAAGTCTGTGTTGTCACGACGCGCCTTTTTAACCCCGCCCGGCATTTTGCTGGGCAGGATGGCCCCCATGCCACGGCTGGGTCTCATCTCAGCACTTCCCGCCGTAATTCATCTTCTTGGTCATGCCGCCATTTTTCATGCCCAAAGGCTTGGAACCCGACATGACAACTTGCTTGCCCTTGGTTTTACCCTTGGTGGCCAGACCGTCACGGCTAGGAGCCGCAGTCTTAACAGCGCCCATTTTGGCAGTGGTCATGCCGCCGCCAGCCATTTTCTTCATCGATTTCATACCAGACTCCTTGTCCGCTTTTACAAACTCTTTTCCCACAGACTGTGGGACGCCTGCTTTCTTGGCAAACGCTGGGTTGTTGGCCACCGCCGCCATGAAATTATGTTGTTTTTTGCTAACTGATGGCACTTCGTTGTTCCTTCATGAAGTCATCAATTTTCTTTTCCAACCGGTCGATCCGATCCAAAACCCGATTGATGTCGCTGTGAACCTCCATTTTGGTCACATACTCCTTGGCGATCTCCTCCCGAGTGCGATTCAGAAGAATCTGCACCCTGAGCAGTTCGGCTGACTTCTCTCTTAGACTCCATCCTAGAAGCCCAAGAAATGTAGTCAGCAAGGCGTTCCATACCATCAGTTCCATTTCTAAACCATTCGACCTTTGGTTTTGCCTCGTTCAGCACATCCATCAGCGGCTTTGACATAACCACCATCAGCGCAGTTCCACGCACGCAGGCTCTTGTTGATCCTGCTGTCCGGGTCCCGTGCTGTCTCGGCTGATGTCAGTTTGGCTTTCATGCCCTTCATTCGGGCACAGAAAGAGTCGCGCCGTGAACCGCCCTCGGGCTGAGGTCTTTTCAACCCCGGCTTGCCCGGGTTGGCCGCGTTGTAGGAGGCTCGCCCCTTGGCGTTCAATCCGCCGCTGGGATTCTTGCCTTCCTTGCGTTGCCATGCGGGGGTCTTAGCCATAGAACACCGTGACAGAGGCGACGTTGGACACGGTGACATAAACGTCAGTCGTAAACCGCACGCCTTCGGCGGGCAACAACGCGTTAAACATCTCAGCCACCGCAGGGGTGTTGAGCGTGATGAGCGCCGTACCGCCCGAGCCGCCATCTCTGAGCACCACCGAACCGGCTGTGCCAGTCGTAGTGATCAAAACGCCTTTGACCCGGGTGGGTTGGTTCACCATCGTGCCGTTGGCGGTGGCCGTGGCACTTTTGACGTCTGTTTGCATCATGATGCGATGCTCCTATTAGGCGATGGTGACGCCGCGAGAACCGATGATGGCCCAACCAGCCGAAGTGTAAACCAGCATGACGCTATCGCCTGCGGCGGTAAACGTGATGGTTGCAAAACCAAGAGGTGTCGTTGGAGTCAGGATTGCCGAGCCGCCGTCCACAGCGTGGCTGATGATCTTGATCTCGCCTACAGTGCCATTAGCCAAAGTCAAGGCTTGCGAAGCACCTGTGGTAGTCAGAGAAGTGAAAGCGTTGGTAATGTCAACCGCGCCAGCGCCAGAGAGGGACTGAGTGCCCAAAACGACATCAGTGCCAAACGATGCGTCAATAGTTACGGCACCAGTAGTAGCGTTGACGGTTATGTCTTGGAAGCCGTTTTGCGACCGAACCGGCCCGGTAAAAGTCGTATTTGCCATTTTTTCCTCACATGCGAGAAACGTTTGGGTGCTCTGTCTGCATGTCGTCAGCCGGGACTGTCAGAACACCGGGAACCCCGGAATGGGTATCAATATACCCCAAAAGAAAGGGGGGCACAAGGCCCCCCAATCCTATCAGGTCGAACCTGAAGAACCCCAGATACCGAGGGGATCAGACCAGCCGAACGAATAACGCTCGCGAGCCTTGTAGCGGACGTTGCCAGTGTCGAAATCACCGTCCATCGAGTTAGCCAGAGGCATACGCTCGAAGTGCTTCAGACCGTTGGGAACGTCAGTGGTCAGGAACCAAGCGTTGGTGTCGGTCAAGAAGTGGTTGACGGTGAAGCCTTCAGGGATGGCACCCATCTGCTTCAGGGCGTTGATGTCGTTGTCGGCGGTAGCCACACGCAGTTCGGTGTCAAGCAGACGCTTGGCCACGAACATCAGGCTGGGCGGAATGACCAGTTTGCGGGGCTTGGCGGCGATCAACAGACCACGTTCATCGGTCCACGCGGCGATTTGAATCACAGCGTTTTCCAGAGCGGTTTCGTTCAGATCAACACCGGTGGTGGGGCTGTTGTAGTTCACACCGCCAGAGACCAGCGGGTGGCCCACACGGGTACCACCAGAGTTGTTACCAAACAGCGACACGCCGTCACCACCAGCATAAGCGCCATTGAAGCCGTTGTTCAGAACAGCGGCGGCTTTCACCTGCTTGGTGTAAGCCATAGCGCGGGCCAAAGCCTTGGTATAACGAGCAGACAGGCTGTCGTACAAGTTGTCTTCGATCGCCTCTTCGGTGATCGAGAAACCCAAGGCGATGGTCTCGTGGGTGTAACGGGCGGTGAACGCTTCTTGCGCGTTGTCGTA